CTTGACTCTTGCATCTTTAATTAATGAAATACGCTTTTTGTTGATTGCTAATTCAATTCTTTTAGTATAACCAAGTTCAACTGCGGTCACTTTCTTTAGAATTAAAATAGCATTCAATAGCTCTACGTTGATGTTGTGTTCAGTTGTTCCGATTTCAGCTAAAGATTCAAAAACATTCAGCGGGTAAACAGAAGCGGCCTTTTGGCGAAGCGTTCTAATGTTTGAAGAATTCTTAAATCCAGAATTGTCTGTCCGGTGTAAGATTTGACCACCATAAGGTAGAGCAATGTATTTTCGTAGCTCCGAGATTCTTACTGTCGTATACTCAGATAGAATTATGTCACTGAGCTTATCTAATTGCAAAGAGTAATCAGTATTTGAATTGACTCTCTGATCTTCGATTAGCCAGGTTGAATATCTTGCTAGCTCAAACATTTTGTAATGCATGTAATGGACAAAATACCAATCAATGCCTGTATCACGGTATTTCGGCTTGATTCCTTTAGTGATCCTATAACCTCGATAAACTTCCTTGATTTGGCTATTATAAACCTTATCTCTTAATTCAACCACAACTATGTTCCCGCCAATTTTCTTGTCTAAGATGTCTGTGACTATGACTTCCTCAACATCCGTGTAGGTGATATTGAAGGACTCATAGTAATGTTGATTTCTCATATTCAGAAGAGTTATTTGATTGAGCTCTTTGATAACTGGCTTCACTTCGATCTTGGAAACCTTAATCCCTCGGATTGAAAAATCGGCCAAAAACTTTAATCTATCCCCTGTGAATCTCAAAACTGTCGTTGAACTTGCAATCTTATTGATGATGTAATCAACGAAATTGGCATACGCACAGTCTAAGAATTTTTGCGCAATCCTGAAATTGAAAGAGTCATTAAATGTTTCGATGATAGCCAATTTAAGCATTTTGAATTGTTGACCGCCGTCTTTGTGTTTTAATTCAATGGCTTCTTTGAGTACCTTGTTGCGAATTTTATGGATTTGCCGAGATAAACCATCCAAAATTTTTGATTTCATGAATGTTACTGGATGAGCACGTTTGCTAACAATTGGAAAGTTGGAATTTAATACTGATGTAATATCCTTTGAAAACTCTAAGCTTGAAAATATATAATCAGATAGCCAAGTCTTGTAAACTGATTGTCTGTTTACAAGCACGTTAGTAGAATATGTACATCTCTTAACAAAAGAATCACTATAGCCAGAAACTGCCGCAAATAAATAAGGAATCATTCCAAATCCTTGAATGCTGCTGGGTAGTACACAGAAAGCGTAGAACAAGTCCCCAAGTCCGTCAGAGTACATGGAGGAGATCAAATGATTCTGAACCATTTCTTGACTTATCTCCTTATTCTCATATTGGCACAAAGCTTCAAACATCTTTGATAGCGACGTCGCACCGATAGACCGGAAATGAAGAAGCAAGAAAGCTGTGAACTTGTCAATGAGATAAGGGATAGTCCTCAACCATCTGTACTCAATGATTGCTCTATTATTGATAGAACCCTCAAGGCATGAGGAGAAAGCTGAATTGGAAGAATC